GAAAGCACCTATTATTCTTCGGTTGTTTTGCCGGTTTCTTTTGTCTGATATGAAGTCCGGAAATGCTAAAAATATTCATATGCTTATGGATCGGGCTGTCGGGAAGGTAAAAGAACAGATTGAGATTGAAGGTAATATGAGCACATCAAACGGATTTACTTTCGTAGATCCACCAAAGAGAGTCGATGCAGATACCTCAGAAACTTGAACCATTATTTTCTAATCCTCACAGGCACAATGTTGTTGAGGGTGGAAGAGGTGGAGCGAAAACCAGAACTATTCCCTCACTGATAGTTGATGTTATGGCGAAAAACCCTTTATCGGTTTTATGCTGTAGAGAAGTTCAAAAATCTCTGAAAGAATCTTCTTTCAGGGCTATTGAAAATGAGATCTACAGACAGGGTAAAGGACATCTTTTCCGAATAACCAGAGATTCAATAACCTCTATTGCTGGTGGTAGAATTACATTTATCGGGCTATTACAACATACTGCCGATTCAATGAAATCATACGAGGATTATCATTGGGCTTGGGTAGAAGAGGCTCAGTCTATTTCTAAATCTTCTCTTGATATTCTTATCCCAACACTCAGAACTGACGGATGGTTTCAACACGAAAATTATATATTTCCATTAAGAATGTTTATCTACACAATGAACCCATATTCTTGGGACGATCAGATAAATATGGTATTACCGGAATCGAGATTAGATACTCAAAGAATAACTATAAATTATTACGATAATCCGTGGTTTCCTGCCTCATTAGAGGAAGAGAGAATCGAAGCTAAAAAGATAATGCACCCTGACGAATATAATCGTATTTGGGAAGGTATACCGTTTGAGGATGCTGAACGTTCGATTATGTCTCGTGCTGATATAGAAAAATCTATGTCTAAAAAAGTATCTTCTGACGGTGGGATTGTAGTCGGTGCAGATATAGCCCGATTTGGATCTGATAAAACTATATTTATCAAACGGCAGGGATTACAAATGATCGATATGAAAGTATTACATCATAAAGATACTCAGGAGGTCGCAAGGCTTCTCAGGGATTTTGCCGAAGGTGGTAGAATAGTTGTCGATGATACCGGTGTCGGTGGCGGTGTTACTGATAAGTTAAGAGATCTCGGATGCACTGTAACCCCGATCAATTTCGGAGCAAGAGCAAAACAGAAGAAAAAATATCCTGATATTATCTCAGAAATGTGGTTCGATCTGGCTGATCAAATAAAAGATATCGGATTATTACACAATATGGATATAATAAAAGAGCTTTCCTCAAGGAATTTCAAGTATACAAATGACGAGAGAAGAAAGGTCGAAAGCAAAGAAGAATATAAAAAAAGAACCGGAAGAAGTTCTCCCGATTATGCCGATGCTGTGATACTCTGTTATTACACTCGAAAGAATGTAGGTGCTGTGAGTACACATTTTACAATAGGTTGAAAATAGTATATAATACTTGACAAGTGAGGAAAACCAATGGCAGATGAAACGCTAACGGATATAAATATCCAATTAGAGAAATTTTTACCCAGTATTAACAAAACCAGAGACTTTGCCAAAGGTGAAGATGAAGTCAAAAACTCCCCGAATTCTGAGTTGTATTTACCGAAACTGGCAGGACAGAGAAAAGATACCACTTTCGGTCAGGCTGATTATGATGTATATAAACAGTATGCAGAAGTATTTCCCTCGGTAGGAAGAACAGAAGAATCTTATATCGGGATTGCTTTCCGTAAAGATCCTTTAATCGAAACACCCGATGATAGATATAAAGATGACTTTACTTTGGGCGGTCAGTCTGTTACTGAATTCGCTAAAGAAATATTCAAAGAAGTTTTAGAAACAAACAGACCGGTAATTCTTGTTGATATTCCATCTACAGATGAATCGGAAGAGGGTTTCATATCTCGTGATGATACACTCACAGAAGATCGGTCTTTTGCTACTTTATACAGTGCAGAAAATGTTCTCGATTGGGACGAGAAAAGAGAAAACGGAATATTAAAAACAGTATTTGTCAAGCTGAAAGAATCAAAGAGAATTATAGCCGAAGATATGACGGCTACAGTTGTCGATATTATCAGAGTATTGGATATTGATTCAGAAGGATATTATCGAGTCAGGGTTTATACTTCTACTTCGGACGAAGGTGAAGAAAACGAAGATTATACTTTATCAGCAGAAATCTATCCTGAAATTAAAGGTTCAAAGATGGAGTTTATCCCTGTTTTCCCTGTATCTCCTTCGGGGCATAATTGGGATCTCAATTACCCACCTTTAAACGATCTGACGAATATTGCTCAAGGTTGGTATAGAAATAGCGCAAGTTATGAAAACGGACTATTGCTTGCCGGATCTCCAACCCTAATGATAAAGGGATTGCTCGTTCCAGATGGTCAAGAAAATACCTCTGTCAAAGTCGGTGCGGGTGCGGTTCTTAATCTGGACACTGAGGGCGGTGATGCTAAATATATTCAGATAGGATCTGACGGATTATCAGAAATAAAACGAGCTATGGAAGATAAGAAAAAAGAAATGGCTGTAATCGGTGCTAGAATTCTCGGCGGTGATACCAACGGAGTCGAGGCGGCAGAAACCGCAATGATCCATCGAGCCGGAGAACATTCTGTGATAATAAACATCGGGAAATCTATTTCCGGAGTACTTACAGAGGTAATGAAGCTCTTATATCAATGGGACACTGGAAACGAGCCGTCAGGAGACGATTTGTCATTCAGGCTAAATATAGACTTCGATTTCAGTAAACTCGATCCTCAACAGCTCACAGCTCTTATGGCGGCAGTTCAGTCGGGTTCTATGTCCAAGGAATCTTATTTCTATAATTTGGAGCGTGGAGAGATGTATCCACCGAATACGACATTTGAAGAAGAACAGAAAAATATCACAGGTGAAACCGGATCTGAGGAAGGGATTACAGCAACAGCACAAGATACGGAAATTGCGAAATTATCAGGAATTCAGATTTCTTCCGCTAATGAGATAATCGGGAAAATAGTCTCAGGAGAATTAACCAAAAGATTGGCTATAACTCAGCTTAAGACTTTCTTTGGATATTCTGATGCACAGGCGAATGATTTAATCCCAAGTGAAGAGGAAATCAAAGAGTTAAGGGCTTTAAATGCCAACGTATAAAGATGGACAAAATACAGTATATGATCTCACTGAAAAAGAAGCCCTGAAAAAATGGGCTTTAGCTCTTGAAGCATACGATAAAGCTAATTCTGGAATCGATACTGAACTGGCGAAATTATACGCTAAAATGCCGACATTTACACCGGATGAACTCGCTTCGGGCGGTATGTTTACTTGGTCGGTTTCTAATAAAAAGAGACTACCGTTAACCCAAGCGGAAATTCTCAAAATATATACTGAGGAAAGTATTAAAGCCGGAAATCAAATACTTCTGGCTTCGTCTCTTGCAATAAGTAATACCTTTTACAGAGAACAATACCTGCAGTTATTTTTCTCTCAGGAAGAGCTTTCAGATGTGATTCTGAATCCTGATATAATAAACGCTTCTGTAAATGGTACTACAGAGCTCTGGCAGAAAATACAGAAAGAAGTAATATACGGAAATCCGAAAAACTATTTCCCACCCGAAGGGACATTATCCGATTTATTAAAAGGCTATAGGGATGCTGAACTTGAGAAGATACAAAAGGCTGTTACTGCCGGATTGATACAGGGAAAAAGTGTAAAGGATCTGGCGAGAGATATTGAGCGAATTATCGGAACTGAGGAAATAATCGACGGAAAGGTTAAATATACCGGAGCGAGAGCAAATGCGGCGAGAATAGCCAGAACTGAGGTTAATAGAAACCTTAATGCCGGAGTATACGCTCAAATGAAACAGGCAGAAGCTCAAGGGCTTGAACAGACTAAAATGTGGAATTCTACTTTAGATATAAGAACAAGGGGTACACATGCGACAGCGGATAATCAGAGAAGAAAAATCGATGAGAATTTTAATGTTGGTGGTGCTGTTGGTTTAATGCCTCATCAACTCGATCAGGCAGGAGAGAACATCAACTGCAGGTGTAGACTATCTCCGATTGTAGACGGTATTGAACCTACAATTAGAAGAGGTCGAAATCCTGTTACCGGTAAAAATGAAGTATTTACTTATCGTGGAATGCCTGATTGGATGGATCAGGTCGGGGTTAAAATAGATAAAAATGGTGTAATAATCCCTGTCGATTCTTCGATGAAGATAAACAGCAAAGGTGTATTTGTAACGAAATAAAAAAAAAGCCCCGATTAAGGGGCTTTGATTATTCAATAATTACAGGGTTAAAACTCCGAAGTGTAACTGTAACATAAGTTCCAGAATATCCGTGTTTATATCTTATTTTCGGCTTTTGGGGATTTGCTGTCAAATCAACAATACCGGTTAAAATAGCTCTCGAATGTTCTGATGTTCTATTTGTAGCGATCATATATTTTCTTACAATTTCTTCTAAAGAAAAATTGATTCCCTGAATATCTATTACAACACCTTTATTCTCTTCTGTATCTTCATTGAAAAATACTAATTCTTTTAACATTTTTTCTCCCTTATCTTTCGAATAAATCTTTTACTGATTCAGGTAAATTTAACCCTGCCATTTTAATATGAACATGCCCGATAATATCCTGATCGGTAGTAAGCGAAACCTTCTGGCTGTTTCTTATTTCTTTTGCAATCTCTACAATATGTGATACTAATTCGTTATACTCTTTTTCGTTTTTCATCTTCTCTCCTCGCCCTCCGTAGAGGGCTATTGTTTTTATTTTCTTCCAAAAGTTTTATATATATCGAATCCTTCTTCAGTTAACCATGTTTGGGATTCTCGCCCATCATCAAATCCAGATATTAAATTTTTCTTTGTTAAGGATGACATTACACCGGAAAGTGATTTTCCTGAAGGTGAATCAACAACACCGTATTCAACACAATCAGTCCAGATCGAAGAACACTCATCATAATTTTCTGGAACACTACCATTTAATTCTGCCATCTCATTTTCTGCTATGTTAATCATTACCGCTCTTTCGTTTTCTGTTATTATCATATTGAATCTCCTTTAATTACTCTCTATATATAAGTTAAACCTTATTTAACTTTATGTAAAGCATTTTATTCTTGTTTTTGCTTTTATTTGACATTTTCTTTTTCTGGGAATATAATATCCACTAAAGGAGTCATAAAGTGACCAGAGAAGAATTGACTGAACTCATCCAAGATGAGGACACGAAGGTAATGTTAACTGAATTAGGATTTATTACAAAAGAATCGGCAGATACTGAATTGGAACTAAAGACAAAGGGTCTTGTTAATAAAAGAGATGAGTTACTTGATAAGGTAACCAAGCTGAAAGATGCGAAACAAAAAGCATCTACACTGGACGAGCTTTTACAGCTTACTGGATTGAGTGAGAAAGAAGAGGGTTCAACTGCACTGATTGATTATTTCGAGAAGCTGAAAAACCCAGATGAACCGGAAGAATTACGGCAATTAAGAAGAGATTTTAAAGAGCTTTCAGAATCTTCGGCTGTAATGAAGCAGGAAAACGAAATATCAATGAATGCTATTAAAAGCAATCTTGTTGATAACGTTATTAAAACGAAATTGATGAGTGAAGGCTGTGACGAAATTCAGGCTTCATCTGCAATGTTATATATTTTGAGTCAGACAAAGTTTGATCTCATCACAGAAAACGGAAGCCGTAAAGCGGTAAATTCAATGAATATGACACCATCAGAATTTATGACCGAATGGTTGAAATCTGATGAGTCGTTAAAATTACTACCGGCCAGAAAAAACAAAGGCGCAGGAGCGACCGGAAACAAGGCAGGGCAAATGTTGGATGTAGATGAGGATTTATTTAATTCTTCACTTACTTATCGAGGAAAAATTTACAAAGAGAATCGAGATTTATTCGATAAACTCGAAGTAAAGAGAAATAAGAAAAGGAAATAAACATGGCTGAAACAAGATTAGCAGATGTAATTGTACCTGAAATTTTTACAGGTTATTTAAGAGAAGCGATTGTGGAGAAAAGTTCTTTCTTCAGAAGTAATATTATTGTAGATACTCCGGCAATCAGCGCATTGCTCGATGGCGGTGGTTCTACTTTTAACCTCCCATTCTGGCAGGATTTGACTTCAACTCCTGAGATCCCTTCTGAGACTGTAGCTGTTACAGATAACAAAATCACAACTGATAAGCAGATTGCTTTAAGGCAGTTGGGTGTATGGAAAACAGGATCAAACGATCTTTCTGCTGTATTAGCAGGAGACGATCCGATGTTAGCAATTGCTGACTATACGGCTGAGGGTTGGATTAAATATTATCAGACTCTTTTAAACGGTTCTATAAACGGACTCGTTCTTGATAATGTTGCGAATTTTTCTTCTGACCTCGTAAACGATATTTTTATTGAAACTACTGTAGGGCAGACAGCGGCAAACTGGTTTTCCAGTGTTGCGGCAATCAATACAATTTTTAAGCGTGGTGATAGATTCGACGAATATGTTGCTGTTGCAATGCACTCTGTCGTTTATGCTCAGGCTTTTAAAAATGACCTTATTGATTTTATCCCTGATTCTCAGCAAGTTCCTCAGCCTACATTTATGGGCTTAAATGTTGTTGTTGATGACAGTGTACCTACCAGAGCCGGTACGACTTCTGGTGTTGTTTATTCAACGATTTTCTACAAAGCCGGAGCTTTTCAGTACGGTGACTCCACTTCCAGACTTATTGGAACAGAAGTTCAGAGAGATGAAGACAAAGGTATGGGAATTGATTATTTACATACAAGACGTCATTTTACAATTCATCCTGTTGGGTTTGAATGGTTGTCTACAACTACAGCCGGAACTTCTCCGACTTATGCTGAACTCGGTTTGGCAACAAACTGGAACAGAGTTTATGACCTGAAAAATACTGGTTTTACAGTACTTCGTTCAAACGGTTAATTTGAAGCCCCTTCGGGGGCTTTTCTTTTAAGGAGAAAATAATATGATACAATCAGAAAAACATAGATCAGTGACAAAAGCTCAATATCTTGACTTGCTTAAAAGAGTTGAAGATCTTGAGAAAAAAGCACCGAAAAAAGTCCCTGCAAAAAAGGATAAATAATGAGTAATGGTGGTGGGTCAAGAAGATCGGAGGAAGCTTTAGTAAAAGGCTTTAATTATGAAGAAGAATATCATAAAATCAAAAATATTAGTCAAAATTTCTCCGCTTTCGGTGAACTGTCCGTCAGTAGATTCGAACCTCAAACCGGATGGATCTTTTCATATAATCTCAATCCTTCGGTTATTACTCCAACGTTATTATTCGGAGGAACAACCACACATGAAGATAGTTTTGCTAAAATGGAAACTGGAACAGATCCGAACGGTGTTTCTTTCATTAGAACTAACAGATTGCTGACTTATTCGCCCGGAGTCGGGGCTGTAGCAAGATTTACGGCTATTTTCGATATTCCACAGCCGAATAGTCAACAGCTTATCGGTGTAGGTAATAATGTCGATGGTTGGTTTTTCGGATATGACGGAATAAAGTTCGGGATTATGACAAGAAACAATTCTGTAGATACTTGGATTTATCAGGAAGATTGGTCAGAAGATATTTCACAGAGTCTAATTCCTCAAAATGGTAATGTTTATGAAATTAAATACCAGTGGCTTGGTTTCGGGATGCAGTATTTCGGTGTAGAAAATGATGAGGGAAATATTTCTCCTGTTCATAGAATTAAATACGCTAATAAAAATATAAAAACATCTGTGACAAATGGGTCTTTACCTTTGGCTTGTGGAGTAGCGAACCAAGGGAACACAACAAATATTACGATCAAAACTCCCTCGGCTGTCGGTGGTCTTGACGGTGTGGCTTTCTCCCCTGTCTTTGAAACTTTAATCGCATATGAACGAGTCGTCACTATAGGATCAGGAGAATCATATTTGTTTGGACTTCAAAATCCAGACGATTGGTTGGGAAAAGATAATAGACTTTATGTTTTGCCGAGATTATTTACTTTTGCAACGGATGGGAATAAACCTGTAATAATAAGAGTATATGCGAGTCCAACAATAACGACTCCTACATGGACAGATATATCCCCTAATGTTTCACCATTACAGTATGATGAAGTCGGAACTTGGGTTCCAAACGGTGAGCAACAGGTTTTCACCTACGCTCTTGGGAAAGCTGATAATGCCACGATAGATTTATCTATTATTGATGCTGAGATACAACCAAGACAAATTTATGCAATTACGGCAGAAACGACGATCGGCGGAATGGATTTAGTGGTCGGAATAAACTTTAAAAGCAGGACATAATTATGGCAATAGAATTTATAATTGAAGATGGAACAGGAAAAACAGACTCAACTTCTTATGTAGAAATTCTTGAGTTTAAACAATATTTTGAAAACAGAGGAAAAACTTTTACTGAGACTGATGATATAATTTCAACATGGTTGAATGATGCTTCCAATTATGCAGATCTTAATTATAATTGGGGCGGTTTAATCTTTGATGAAGATCAGTCTCTTGATGTGCCTCGCTCAAATTGGTACGACAAAAGAGGCAGAGACATTTCCGAGAGTGTACCTACTGAATTGAAGAATGGTGTGTCAGAGCTTGCTTATGCTCGTCAGGGTGGATCTTCTGAGGCTTCTGTATATGAAAATAATTTAAAGTCAAAGAATATCCTCGGTATTTCTAAAACATATAGAGGTGCTTCTCAATCTGATGGTAAAAAGACTTATCCTAATGCTAATAGTTGGTTCAGTAAATTAACTATGAATAATCTTTCAGAAAGGACTTGCAGATGAGTTTTTTAGATTGTTTTGCGGAAGAAATGAACCGGACATATACTTCATATCCGAAAAATACAGATCTCGATACAGACGACGAATTGATAGAAGGGTTTTCCTCGACGGCAGAAGTTGAAGATGAAAAATGTATGTATCTTACGAGAAGTCAAGCCGAATCTTTATTATCAGATAGATATAAAACTCCGGTTGTCGGTGTTATTGTTTCGAAGGTGAAACCAGTTACAAATGAATCGAGAATCGTTCTCAGTACAGGAGAAAATTTTCTCTGTGTGAAAGCTGATGATGTCGGCTTTCAGGGCGATGTAATGTTAATACAGGTAACAACAGAAGATTATGGCAGAACAATCTAAGGTCGTATTCGAATCCCTTGCTGATTTTAGCAAAGTCTCACTCGGTTCTGTTGAAGCCGGAAATCTAAAATTCTGCGAGATATGGGTTACACAGGCAAAACCTCTTGCTCCGGTAGACGAAGGGCAACTCGCAAATAGTATTCAATTCGTTACCGGTACGGGTAAAAAGGGTGGATTGAATGACAATAGCCAAAACGGCAGAAAGAAAGGTTCTGGGAACAGCGAATCGTTTGATGAGATAAATATTCCACTAACAAAAAAAGAAGCCGCATTCGGAGCAACTGCGAAACATGCTGTACCTCAAGAATTCGGAACTAAATTTATGGCTCCACAGCCTTATGCTCGTCCGGCAATAGCAATTACAAAAGGTGCTAAAATAACCGAGATAATTAAAGCTATTGACCGTGAGGTCAAAAATGGTATACTTAAAGGAAACAAGAAAAGGGAGACTTTCGGACTATGAAT